ACCTCTTCTTTTGAAGTGGTATAGTAATCTAGGTTTGTTGTTCTCGCACAATATAGGCATTCCGTAGAATACACAAGCCATCAACACATCTTCGAAAAATATTTCAGCTGTTTGAGGTCTAGCTATGTATTCCAAGAAAAATAAGTTTGGTGGTACGTTTTCCATTGAAAACTTTGTTAAGCCGTGTAGAGATCCGTTAGAACCTCTCTTATCAACTGTACCTGATATATCATAGCTATCACAACCGAATGCTCCGCAATGCTCATTACCCGCGTGCTTTACACCGTTTTTAACTATTATTCTATTCTGTAAACTAACTGGTGGAACCCAAGATATTTTGAATCTACCATCTTTGTTTGGGTAGAATAAAACCCTACTATCTTTAACACCATCTTCCCACATGAAGCTACCGGTTGTAATGGTAGCTGTGTTATGTAGATCAGCGTTGTAATCTATTTGTTCGTATATCTTTGTTAAATTAAATAAAGATTCTTTTGCCTCGTCTCTAAAAGCGTGTTCCTCTGTTCGAGGAAATTGACGATAGTATTCATTTAAGCCGTCTTGATCATCTTTTAGACCCTCAACTTCGTTATGCCAATGCTCTATTACTCCGTTAGTTATTATTTCACCGCTGGGGTCTATAGTTTCTTTCTTGGGGTTGTCGAATACAGGTAGTCCATAAGCATCAATGAATCCTTCGTAGTTCCACTCCATAGGAATGAACAAACTATATAATCCCGAACTAGTCTGTCCATTGCGGTTTCTTTTTTCGACATTTGAAGCATAGTAAAGTTTTTTAAAGTTTCCACCACCTTTTTCTAAAGCGTTAGAGGTTGAGCCCATCATGCATTTACCAACTATCCTACTACCTAACCTTAAACAAGTTTTTGTAACTCGCCAGTTATTTAGTATGTTATCTGGCCGTTCCCATTTTCCACTTTCATCGTGTACTAATAGTTTTAATTTTTCACCATCATAGGAGTTGTCTCCTGTATTCTTCCAGTCAATAGTTGTATCTAATCCTTCTAGTTCCTCCTCGGTTTCACCTTCGTTAAGTTTACGTCTGGTGAGCCTTGATGCGGGTACTCTATAAGCGAGCTCCGTTTTTGGGCGATCCATTCCGTCTTGTATTGGTTTGAAGAAGAACGGGTAGTTAATAGAGATGGGTACAACTTTATCTGTGAACATTTTCTTAGCATCGGAGCCAGATTTGGACAATATCCCAAACCGTGAATCCGTTGATATCGTTGCCATGTTAACTGTCTCCCCAGACGCCATGAATGAAAATCCTGAACGTCTATTCTTGAGATACGACATTCCATAACACCTCTTGTCTGCTTTACAAGCTTCCCAGAATATGAAGAATATTCTATTTGATTCCCTATAATCTGCTGCCCCAACATCAATCTTGGACCACTGCAAGTACATGTAATGAGTACCAGTGATGTAAGTTGGATTACCATTGTTATAAAACCAAAAACCTTTCTCTCTTTTTTCAAATTCTTCATCTATGTATTCGTACCACTTTTCTTTAAAATCAGTTGGATATCTCTCCCAATCAAAAACACTTTTTATTTTAGATAGTTCTTTTGGATATTCCAACCTAGTCCAAACTTGATCTTTTTTATCCTGAGAGCATTTGTAAACGTTCTTAGGTTTCAACGGTAGCGCTATTTTTAAGTTTTGAATTTCTATAATCTCACCTATAGTTCCATCAGTACTTATTATAACTACATCGTGCTCAGGGTTATAGCCTTTTTCCCACTTTTTATATCTATTGTTTCTTTTGAGTACCTTTGGCTTTATGTGGTCTTTTACGGTACGTACTAGCGTTTGCTTATACATTACTTAGATCTACCTTCAGCAAAACCTCTAAAAGATTTTTCTTGTTTAACGTCTTTTGGTTTTTCCTCCAAAAGTTTTTCTTCTTCTTCTATTCTACTAAGTATTTCAAAAGCATCAAAAATAGCTAGCTTTTTTGTAGCTGCAGCGTTTTTTAATCTATCAGCAGATATATCATCGTCTGAGTCAACTATTTTTTCCTTAGCTACTTGAATTAATTCCTCAACCGCTTTTTGCCCAGCTAGGATTATATTCTTTTTCGTCTCCTTTATATTCATATTTGATTGCAATATCATTTGATTTCATACAATATAATCGTTCACCATCAATCACAAATTCAAACTCACCATATGGAGTATAACCTATTAGGTCACCAGGAACGATTTTAAGAGCTTCTAAGGAACTATTACCATATTTTAGTATTCCTATAAGCTTTCTCTCTTTATCCAGCGTTAGATCATTGTTATCTAACAGCGGTTTTACAAAACAACGGTCTTGAAAAGAATTCCAAGTGTCGTCACTATTGTATAAGTATATTTGGTCAGGCGAACAAAAGTATAAATCATCTATGAATTTAGACCTACTGTCTTTACGTTTGCCTCTAATATCAAAAAAACTTCTAAAAACATTGTGGTGTATAATGACCACGTCACCCTTTTTTATAGGTGTTGAATAAGCTGAAGGAGTTGAAACTACTATCGCTTTATTACTTACGGCTTTAAAGTCTTCAGTATTAGTGTTAGTTATTAGGCTTTTGTCACCTACTTTAACCTCTGTATCGTACCTCTTATTAATTGGTTTTACGATAAAGTCAAATAAACTTTTCATTAGTATTCTAGATCATACTCAACGGATATAGCCATGTTAGAATTAAACTTCTTCCATGGCATTACCTCGTCTTTCTTTTTAATGTATATGCTGTAAGAGCTGTCGCTTTCAGAATACAGTATAGCCGATATAGTGTGACCCCCGTAAACTTGCTGACCTACAGCGTAATGCATTGCATCATTTTTGTAATCAGAACCTATACTTATTTTTCTAACTACAGAGTTCATTAGTCCTCAGATTTAACTACTGTCAAGTCAGAGTCGTCTTTTTCTTCAATTTCAGTATAAGAACCGTCGCTCATGTTAATATTGATAGCACCATACTCCTCTTCAAGTTCTTTTTTTGTAGCTTCAATTTCTTGAGTAATTAAAGCTTGAGCATGTAAAACTTCGTGTTTACGTACTTCGATAACACCGATATCAGTTAAAACACCTTGTAGTTTACTCTGCTGCTCTTGAATAGTTTTTAATTGTTCTTTTTTAATTTTTGACATTTTGATTTAATTTAATTTAATTAATTTTATTTACTTATCTTTATTATCACTTGATTTTTTATTCTTTTCCCATGTTCTACCTACAAAGTACGCACCATACGTTGTCATTAATAGTGTTTGAAAAACTGGTACATATGCTGGGTTTATTTTAAAAACACCTATGTTACCATCTGCAAATGCTAGAATAGTAAAAACAGCTGTCAAATAAACCATTACTAGTGGTCTAATATTCTTAGATAAGAATGAGTCAGACTGCATATCCATTTTCCACCTATCTGTTATTTGACTCTGAGCGTCTTTATCAGCTTGTTCTAAAAGTTCTTGTATTTTGTGCTTAGCGGCTAGTCTTTCTTCGTCTGTAGTTGTTAACTTGTCTATAACGCCACCTACGTCTTTTATCAGACCGCCACTTAAAAAACTTAATATTTTTTTCATAACTTATCTACCTATACTTTTGCGATATGCATTCTCTCTTTTTTTACTTTCTTCTTTAGATATACCAGAAGCAGAAGGGTCTGTTTTAGAAGTAAAAGCTACGCTTCTAAGTGATTTAGGAATTGACCCTATTTTTTTAGCTAGCTTTGAATATGGACTATTTTTAGTCACTCTAATAGAATACATCTCGTCGTCACCTCCCTGTACAGTTACATCCTTGTATTCTTTTTTTGATCCCTTTGGTGGATTTGGATCTGTTTTTTTAAAAGGACTTATCCCAAATTTTTGTTTATAACTCATATTTTTTATATTTTTATCCTTTAGAGTAAGCTTCTTTTTCCCAAGGCAAATTCTTAGCACCTTCTTTCATTGATTTTCTAGAGTACTTTCTACCTTTCCAATACACGTTGTTGTCATCATAGTCTAAATCTCCACGTTTAATTTGATCTACGTGTACCATTTCATGCTTGATAACTTCTTTTGCTTTTGCTGGGCTAAGGTACTTGTTTAAAAGTATAGTACCATTTTTATTAGCCATACCTAAAACACCTTCCTCTGTGTCTACTTGGTAAACAGGAGTATTGTCGCAACTAAATGGTGGATTAAGTTTAAAAGCCATATTAGTACTTCTTTTTACAGCCTTTCTTTTTTAGTGGAGATGCGAAACCTGATTGACTATGCTTAGACATAAAAGATCCAGAAGACTTATCTACAACAGGGTTGTATTTCAATAAATCTTTTTTCTTCATTTTAGCTGATTCCATTTTTGCTGGAGAATCTTGATCGTGTCTAGCGTTTTCTAGATAGTGCAGTCTAGCTTTAGCTGTTAAGTCTTTATTGTAAGCTTCTTTTTGATCGTATTTTTTACCTTTATCCATAGTTATTTGTTTTTACCACTTAACTTTATCAGCCCACCAAGCGGCAGACATTTTACCTTTCTTTATATTCTTAGCATGTCTAGCTTTAAAACTAGCACGTCTTGCCTTCTGTTTAGCAGATTCACCTTTCTTTGGCTTACCAGCGGTAGTAACACCTTGTTGTCCAAATCTAATTATTTTTTCCTTACCACCGGAGCAAGCTTTCACTACGTGAGACTTAGTCGCGTGACTTGGTGTTTTTTTAGGCTTATTACAAGCCATTTTAGATTTATCTAACTTTGCCATTTTATTTTTTATTTAAGTTGTACCATTTCTGAACAGTGTAACCGATAGAAACAGCTAAAAGGGTCAATTTAAGTACAACGTCTATATTAGACATCGACACAGCAAAAGCACTT